AAGAAGAGCAGATGATCGAACCTTTCGTGGATCATCTGGTCAACAAAGAAGATGGACGTAAACTTCTTAGTTACGGACTTAGCTCTTATGGCTATGACATCCGTTTATCTCCTGCACAGTGCTTGATTTTTGGCAAGGTACAAGCTGGTGACTGCGATCCAAAGGATTTTGATCCCGACATCCTGAAGCCTGCTGATCTCCTGGAGGATGAACGCGGTCAGTACTTCTTGCTTCCTCCGTATGGCTACTGCCTTGGCGTCGCACAAGAACGTCTAAAGCTTCCTCGTGATGTCACTGTTGTTGCAGTAGGTAAATCTACTTACGCACGGTCAGGAATCCTGGTCAACATTACGCCAGCCGAAAGCGGATGGGAAGGTTACCTGACGCTTGAGATCAGTAATTGCACCGGACTCTTTAATCGCATCTATGCGAATGAGGGGATCACGCAACTGTTGTTCTATCGTGGTAATCCCTGCCATACCACGTACCAAGATCGGAAAGGTAAGTACCAAGACCAACCAAATAATGTGGTCTTCTCGCAGGTCTAACCAAAAGCATCAAGCCAATTGTAAGGTTTGCCCGAATTGCGACCTGGTTTATCTGCGTAATCTACCGCTCCAGAACGCCCTCCTGATTCTCCCATAGAAGGTGTTTGCACACCTCCAAAAGGAGGGCCAAAGGACCGTGCATTTACCAAATAAGAATTCCTGGGAGTTTTTCCGTTATTTGTATATTCTTTTAGGTCGCTTGCAACTTTAAATTTGCCGGCGGCTTTAGCTGACTTAATAAATTTTTCTGCTCTTTCTTCATTTATTATGTCCCCTTCTCTTGTGTAAGATGGGCGTTCTGGCCATGAACCAGCGGTAACAGTAGGTAAGTCCGCACGGCTTTCATAAATTTTATCTTTTTCGCTGCCATAACGAAGATCTGTATTGTAATCCGAACCCGGATTAAGATCTGATACCTCAGCTCCAGAGGTGCCAGAGTCAATACCTGGATCGTAATTAGGTCTGAATCTGTTGGCCATATTATCATTGTAGAAGCAGTAAATCAATTAACTACCGTGATGCATTCTGCCGCAGGATTCTTAGATGCTTTTGTTCAAGATGAAGTGAAATGCCGCTGTCTTGATGAAGAAGATTTTGGTGCCCCTCTCGACAACGAGCAAAATGATGTACCCTTGTATGATATGTACAATCGAGGTTTGGTCGCATGCGAGCAGGGGCTAGAAAGGAATCCGTTGAATCTCGAGGGTCAACGGCCTGGAATGACGGGTTATATCCCCTCAATGGAGCAGGGTTTGGCGATGGGAGCCTCTCCGAAACCAAAGACCTTGGTATTGGAACTGGAGGAGCCGGACGAGAAGGAACAGATTCTGTCAGCAAAACGTCGTGGTTTGCTCCGGTAGAAGAAGTGAGTGACTGCCCTGGTGGTGTGTGCCCAGTGCCCTGGGCCACTAAAGAAGAGACTCCTGTGATCCAGGGAGATGTGGTCAACCATCCACCTCATTACACAGATGGCGGAATCGAGTGCATTGAAGCCATTGAAGCAGCGCTAACACCAGAAGAGTATCGCGGTTACCTGAAAGGCAATATTCAAAAATACGTGTGGCGTGAAAAGCACAAAGGCGGTACAGAATCACTGAAGAAAGCTCAGTGGTATCTGGACCGCCTCATTCAACTTGACGAAGCTCAGAAAGGCTGAAGCGCGTCGTCATCATCCTCGTCGTCGTCTCGATATCCACAGGCGGCGGCGAGTTCTGCTAACTCAAGATCGGTTGGATGATCCCAGTCGATCTCAATGTTTTCGGCTGCCATGATGTCTTTGATGGCATGCCATTCCATCAGACGTTGGTGGTAAAGACTCAACAGAGCAAAACGAAGTTCCTCCCACGTCATCTCCTCCGATTGAAGCTCGGCTTTACGCATGGCAAATTGAAGCTCAAGAGGAAGTTCAAACTCCCGTGGTTCTACTGAACGCTCCATTCCGCTCTGCATTTGCTAGTTGCAATTATTCTAATGCTAGCCATTGAATATCAAATCGACGCACTCGTTGGCGAAATCCTCCCATGGATCGTCATCAATGCGGAAGCTATTGGCAAATTCAGAAAGGATGTAAGGATTGATGCGTTCCTCCAAGGCGCGGATTGCACGTACCTCATGAGGAGCAGCGCTGTAATTACGGAAAGCAGTCAATAAAACTTCGGTTGACGCCCAAGGACTGGTATCCACATCACGAAGGAAGAGACCCATCTCTTCCCTCCTGCGTTCCAGAAGACCGCCGACAACCTTGTGGTTTTGGTCAAAGATCCAACGACTCATCTCCGTGGTGGCGTTGGCAAAATCTTCCACCTCCAGGTGATCAATGATGTGACTGTAGAGGAAGGACTCCCAGCCAACCGAGTGGATGAACGATACCAGGGCCTGGCGCATGTTGTCATCCAGTCCTAGGTTTTGACGCAGGAGCTGGGACTCAATCACGTTGACCTCATGGAAGAGGTACTCTAGTGCCTTCTCCTTGCTGCAGCGCTGACCCTGCTTGACGGGGGAACCATCGGGATAGAACTGGGTTCCAAACCCGATGGTGTAGGGCTCTGCGCCAGTGTGCGGATCTGGGTATGCCTTTTCGTTAAACCCTTCGTATTTACGAATGAGGTTAATGGCACGCGAAAGATCCGACATGGAGATAACTATTGTTATCCCCAATATACATAATTTTTATTTACCTTGACCCCTCATCTTTTTGCGGCCGTGATTAGGTAATGAATTACGACCTTGACCTTGACGCGTTTTCTTGGGCTTGGACTCAAGTCGGACTGTGGTTGATTTGGGTTTTGCCATGCTGGTAAGGAATCAGCCTACGCAGTTTAGCGGGACACCGCTTGTAAGACAACTTTTTTAATATCGTCTGAATAACTTGATTGCATTAAGTCTTCAGTTCTAAACGGATATTGAAAATCTAGAAGCGCACGTTGCAAGCGAGGATTATCTGTACTCAATGCTAACTGCTGCATTTTTTGTTGATTAGGAAAATGCTCAGGTGTATATCCTGGCTCCATAGAAAATTTAGGCAACAAGGATTGGCTTAACGGTAGACCATCCATTGCTTGCATGTGTTTACCTGCTAATTGCATCACCACTTCACCTTATGGCTCCAGTACCTTGCCGACATCTTATCAGGATTTGGATCCTGAGCATTATGACGAGCGTAATAAGATTTTTTGCGTGCTTTATCCTTTGCAGTTTTTGGGTTTTTACCAGCGCCTTCTACACCTTGCTGTCCAAAACGGATAATTTTTTCCTTGCCACCCTTACAGGCTTTGACCACATGACTTTTGGTGGGATGACCAGGGGTCTTCCTTGGTTTGTTGCAAGGCATTGAGTCTTTGTGTAATTTTGCGGCAGACGCCGCTTTACGTGCTTTATCCGACATCTAATTAACCAAAAAGAGAGCCAAAACCACTATCTGATCCCATATTAAAATAGGAAGGCGCACCTTCATCTTTTTCATCTTGAAAATATTTGAAGTAGTTAGAACGCGTGGGTATATAAGTTTCTTTGTTTTTTGTGGAACTATCGGCAAACATTTTATCTAAAGAACCGATGGCTGCAAATGGATCAGAAAAATCCGGCAAACTAAAACCAAGTAACTCGCCAACTCCCCCCTTTTTACTTACCTGTGAGCTGCTGTAAGTAAGTTCTTTATCTTCTGGAGTGGCATCAGGGAAAAAATCAGTGTAAAACTCTGATTCGGTTCCGGCATAACCAGCTTTTTTGAAAACGTTAAATAGCGCACTGCCACCTGCTTGAGACTTAATGTCTTCATCAGACTCTCTTTGGATGTAACCAAAGCCAAGTTTTTCTTGTGTAGGTTTAACAGATTGTTCATTCAATTGTTTAATTTGTTCTCTAATCTCAAGTGCTGGATCAGTACGTAAGATTTGAGCCAGTGCATCTTTTACTTCTTCAACAGGATCTTCTTTTTCACTGACCCCAAGGCCTTTAAGGCGTTCTTTTAAATCAGCTGGAAGATTATTTAGATTCATTTTGCCAACTAATTCGTTGGCCTTGGATTCAGCAGAAACAAACGGAGTGAATACAGAGTTAATATAAGTACCCTTTTGTGTTTCCAGTGCTTTTGCTAAATCAGTATTTATGTAATTCTGTAAATCTGCCCCTGTGTAAGAGTCGGCGACCGGATCATATCCCTTGTCTCGTCCGACTATTTCATAATGCAAACGCGCAAAATTATCAATGTTGTTATCAATATCTAGTCCGTATTCATATGCAAGCTCTCTCCATGTTTTTCCTTCTTTTTCAACAAGGCTATCCGGATTTAAAGAAGCAAGTTCTTCTTTTTGTTTTTGATATAACGTTGCTTTTTCTGTTCTATTTGTTCCGGTAAGCAGAGAAGGATTTCTGTAAAAGGCTGGATCAAATTCTCGTGTTATTGGGTTTGTACCTAAAGAATCAATAAAAGTCTTCGCTTGTATTTCTGCATAGTCTTTTAAAGCACTAGATGCAAGTTGTGTCTGCAACACGTTTTGCTCTTCCTCTTTAACGTCCATGTAGCTAACAAATTCGCTAATGGATTTTGAAGTGTCAAAACGCGGCTTTAAATAATCTTGAACAAAAGCTTGGCCAAGTTTTTTTAGCTCATCAATACTCTGAGTTTCTTCGGGAGAAATGTTTGATCCAGCTACTTTTTTTAAAGTATCAAGATCTTGATAGCGTTGTGTAATTGTGTCATCAAACCATTTTTGCCAATTGTATTGAACAGATGAACCAATTCCTAACGCTTTGTCTAAACGATCTGATAAAGTTTTTTGCTGTGTTGATCCACTTCCTGTTCCGACAAAGCCACCAAAATTAATATCACCAAGAATAGAGTTTTTAATGCCCTCCTTCATATCGGTGACTTCAGACAGTCCCAGGCCTTGAAGCACTGAGAAAGTCTGTTCTTTCTTTAGTGCTTTTTGATACTCATTGACAGTTTGCTTCAGAGCATCTGCAGAAAGATTTTTAAAGATCTCTTCTCCTTTTTGGTTGACATAGTTATTTGCAGCCTGTTTTGCCCACGACAATTGACCTTGTGGGGCCTCTAATAAAGCACTGCGTAAAATTTGACGTTCTAAATCAGTAGGAGCGCGTAACGTTTCTTTATAAGGGGTTAGTTGTTTTTTTGGTATTTCTGGAACAGGTTCTTTAGGGAACTCAAGCTCTGTTAATTCTGTTGTTTGTGTGTCTTTCTTTTGTGCATTAAGGTTATTGATGAGGTTAAGAAAATCACCAAATTGCTGCGTAAAGGTGGTCATGATACTTGTCTGTGTGTTTGTAAATCAATAACCGTAAGATTAGCCGGTTCCATCCAGGACTTTATTCTATCTAACTTTTCTTGTGTAAAAAAAGCTTGTTGCTGGTACCAGGTTTCCATGTCACTAGATGCCTTGTTCGCATTACATTTAGAACAAGCAGGAATTAAATTGTGTCGATTAGAACAACCCGATTTAAAACGTGGAACAATATGATCCAGACTTGTTGCCGGTTCACCGCAATAGCCACACTTACAATCCCAGGCTTGATATATACTTTCTCTAAAACGTTTCTTGGCAAGTTTTGGCGTTAATTCAACTAGCAGGGCGAGAGGCTCGTGCTGGCTGCAAAACATGCTCTTCGATTGCCGTTAATTTATTCTA